TAGCATTGGTAATACTGACTCAGCTGTTGATGAGGGCTCAACTACTGAACTTGGTAATTTTTCATTCTTTTCTCGTGACACTCATACAAAATATCCACCAACACTCGAAGTACAATGGGACGATTCAAAATGGACAACTGGTTCTTTATCTGCTTTAAGTTCAACTGAGTTAGAAGATATGCAAATTTATATGAAAGGTTTAAGACCAGAGTATAACGAGAAATCAAAGGACTTTTCTTTTCATACATGAGTTTTTCTAGTTTTTTATTGTTCTTTGTTTAAAGAGAGAGATTTAGGTAATAGCAAGTCTCTCTTTTTTTTTATTAACATTTTTTTAATAATATGATTTTTTTTATTAGATTTATAATATGATTGAATTACATTATATTGATTTGCTTAAGAAAAAGCAAGAAGAAATCGATAAATTAAGATCTACTTTATTTGAAATTTTACAAGCCGATTTTTTAAGTAAGGAAGACAGACAATTAATATTAAACAATTTTTTTAATGATAACAAAGAGTGATAAAGTTGTAGCAACGTCTACACAACAAGAATCTATAACAAATCAAGTAGCTGCAAAAGGAGCTATTGAAATTGTATTGTCAGATAAATGGCAAAAAGCAACCTCTGAAGAGAGAACAAACATATTGAATGATATAAACATGTTGAGAAAGTTTTTATATTTTGAATGTAATATGAAACCAACAACAGAAGACTTTAACAATTTATATAAATAAAAATGGAATTATTAGGAACTATAAAATCTATAGGAGATTTAGAAACTATTAAACAGTTTAAAAAGAAAATTGTATTAATAGAAACTCCAGGAAAATATCCACAAAAAATACCTGTGGAATTTGTAAACCAAAATATAGATTTAGTAAATGGCCTTAATGTTGGAGATGAAGTTACTGTAGCTATTAACTTAAGATCTAACGAGTATAAAGGAAAATACTACATTAATGTAACTGGTTGGAAAATTATCAACAGAGTTGCAGAAACTTCTGCATCTGCACAAATGCCAGACAGAGACAACTTACCTTTTTAAAATTAGAATAAATGATAGTAAACTCTTCCTCAATATTTAAAAAATTACTAGATATAAAACACGGAAGAGTAAAAGAAGGTTTAAAGATAGGACACCCAGAAATAGACGAATATTTACGATATAAGCAGGGAAACTTTAATTTATTAATAGGACATGCTAATGTAGGAAAGACAACTGTTATTTTGTATTTATTCGTTGTCTGGGCTCTTAAACACAAAAAAAGATTTCTGATATGGTCATCAGAAAATACTCCACAATCAGTTCAAAGAAAATTAGTAGAGTTTAAAATGCGTAAGCCTATAACACAGGCAGAAGACGCAGAGATACAAGATGCATTAAATTGGTCTGATAGATATTTTAAGATCATAGATGTAGAAGAGCTTTACACTTATACAGAACTTTTAGAAGAAGCTAAACAAATTAAAGAAGCATGGAATTATGATGCAATACTCATAGATCCATATAATTCTTTAGTAAAAGACAAACAACTATATAGAGAAGTAGGAGGACATGA